CGATGGCATCCTGAACACCACTCTGCCCCCCTTCGGGGAGCACAGGGAGCCCAGCGAGGCGTCTGGCGGCGGCATTCCCGTTCGAGGGGGAGGCCGGAAGGCCCTTGGCCAGTTCCTTCGCCTGAGAGTACTGTTTCTGAATCTCCAGCTTGTTGACTTCCTCCAGCGCCTTGCCTTCCTCCCGGATGTTCAGGACGTACTCAGCACTCAGGGTATCCCGCAGTGCGTTGAGCTTGTTGATCAACTCCGGGATGCTCTTGCCAGAGAGCTCGGATAGCGTGACCCCCTGGTCCTTGAACTGCTCCGCCAGGGAGCGGACATAGGTCTGGAGCTCTGAGGAATTCTTCGACAGCCGACCATACCGTTCCGACAAGGTCGTGACGGCCTCATCCAAGCCCTCAATCTGCTGCTTGTTCTTGTCACCGGCTTCTGCGAAGGAGTTGAGCTTGGTCTTGGCCTCGTCCAGGGAGTCCTTCAGCTTCTCGGTGTCAGACCGGAAGGCCCCGAAGGCCGAAGCCGCCAGAGCGATGCCAATGGCGATGGGACCAAGGGCTACCAGGAGGCGGCCGGCAGCGGCTGCCGCTCCTTTGAGACTGAAGGTAAAAGTCCCAGCAGCAACTGAGGAGGCCAAGAAGCCGGAGCGAACCAGGACAAAGGTGGAGGCCAAACTCTTGAAGGTTGTCTGTGCCGCCGTTCCCCAGAACACAAGGCGGGAAAAACCCCCGGCAAGCCCTACGAGACCAGCCAGGAGGTTTCCAGTCGCCGCAACGGCAATGGTAGCAAGCGCAACCCCAATGGCAGTGAATACCACCTTCAGGGTTGTTCCTGACTTGTCGATACTCTCAGCCATGTGGGCGATGCCGGAGGTCATATCGCGGATGACCAGGAGCAAGGGCTTGAAACCCTCGGCGGCCAGGATGCCAAGGTTGGACTTCAGGTGGTCGTATTGGACCGACAAGGATTCCATCTGGATCTGGTTCGCTTCCAAGGCGGCATTGGTGCCCTGGATGGCTTCCTGCACCTGGTGGAAGGTATCAATGTTATTCGACAGGGCGGCGAAGGCCGAGGCCGATCGGATCTGGAACGCCTTGAAGGCATCCGCCGAGGTGAAGCCCTTGTCGATCAGGTTCCGCATGACCCCCTCGAAACCTTGGGCGCGAATGTCCACATCCGACATGGTGATGCCAAGACGGGTCAGGATCTCCTGGAAGTTCTGAGAGGGTTTCTGGATATCAACAAACAGCTGGCGGAGGCCGGTGCCGAGCGTGGAACCCGACCGAATACCGGCGTTGGCCATTGCCGACAACCCAGACACCAGTTCGTCGAAGTTGACGCCGGCGTCGGCGGCGGCGTTACCAGCGTATTGCAGGCCAAGCGCCATCTTGTCGATGTCAAGTTTGGACCGGTTGAGGGCGGCCGTCAGCTTGTTGGCGACATCCTCCGATTGACTGGCACTGAGGTCGAAGACGGACAGGACCGAGGTCATGACGTCCACGGACTTCTTGAGCTCTGACCCGGAGGCGGTAGCCAACTGGATCACGGCCTTCATCGTGTGCTGGATTTCATTGACCGAGAGACCAGCCTGGGCCAGCAGAACGGAAGCTTGGGCGACCTCGGCGGCGCTGAACTTGCTGCCTTGGGCGACCTCGATGAGGGAGGTCTTCAGGTCCACCATTTCATTACGGGTGGCGGCGCTGATCGCCTGCAACTGCTTGAGGGCGGCGTCAAACTCGATAGCCGAGGAGACCGCACCAGAGAACAGGGACTGCAGGCCTCCCAGTGCCTGATAGCCTGCCATCAGGCCGGCCTGGACAACCAGGGTGCTGGCGCCACCATCCCCAAACAACCGATCGCGGGTATCCTGGCGGCGCATGGCGTTAATGCGGGCGCGATCCTGCGGATCCTCTGCCTGCCGGGCTAGTACCTGTTTGTGGCGTTGCAGCTTCGCGATCAGCTCATCCTCAATACGAGCCTCCTGGATGAGCTGCTGTCCAATGGCTTGTTTAGCCCGCAGTTTTGCGGCGTCGATCTCCAGACCCACCTGAGCTAAGGAATTGATCTTGCGGACATCCACCTCGGAAGCTTTGCGGAGGGCGGCAAGCTCCACCTGTGTCTTGTAGGCGGCCGTGGCGGCTTGATGGGCGTCCTGCTGGGCGGCTCCCGAGGCCCGGGCAGCCTTCCGCTCATCCTCCCGTTCCTTGCGCTTGATCTCTGCCCGACGTTCTTCCTCCCTCGTGATGTCCCGTAGTACAAGCAGAGCATCACTGGTCTTGGAGGTGTCCCCAGCACCCTCACCAGCCAGGTAGCGTGAGGTCTGACCCTGCTTCAGGGCCTGGAGCTGGACATGGGCGAGGTTTTGAAGGTTGGGCATGGTGCCGAAGGTGTACTCGGACATCTTCAGGCGACCCTTCTGGAGGTCGCTCAGACCCTTCTCGGACTTGCTGGCGGCTTCAAGCTCTTTGATCCGAGCACGGATTGCGTTGATCCGCTCCTGCTCATCCTTCTGGTCAAAGCCACGGCGCTTGCGAATCCCGGCGTACCGCTTCTCCTCCTGTAACCAGACGAGGTTTGTTGCTTCGGCGACCTTCTTGAGGGTGGGGATCAGCTTCTCATTTTCAGCGCGGGCGGTGTCAATGATCGACCATTTCTGACCACGTACCCGTTGTCGGGTCTGGACCTCTTGGGCGGTGGCCGGCAGTTCAAGTCCAGACCCTACCCGCTCTAGCTTGGCTTGGTGAGCTATCTGTTCGGAAGCGGGCCCCTTCCACCAGGCAATGTAATCATCCCGGCGCTGTTTGTCCTCCTTGAGGGCTTCAGCATGTGCGGCTTCAACCCCCTTGGCGGCTGCCGCCGAGGCCTTTTGAGCCTCGGCGGTCTCCCAGGCACGCCCCTTTCTCTTATCTTCCGCACGACGACGGTCTTCACGGAGGGCCTCGGCATGAGCGTCCGAAAGCGCCTTCTTTTTCTCCGCGATATCCCTCTTGTAATCAGCGACCGTTTCGAATTGCCCGGCGGGGGCCCCCATCCGTTGCAGCCGGCGTTGTTGGGCTTCTGATTGACGGAGCAGCGCCGCCTCATCTTTCAGGAGGGCGAGGCGCTTCTGGGCAGCTTCAAGGCGCTTGGAGGTATACCTACCCTCACCGGCTCGCTGCATGCTATCCAATTCGGAGATTGCCCACTTGAGCTTCATCTCATCCTTGAGGTTACGGATCTCGCCTATCTTCAGCTCCCCGGCGCGGACGCGGAGGCGGAAGTTATGCTCCAGTTGCTTGTCAGCCGCCTTGAGTTGGTCGATCTGACCTTTGGCGATCCCCTGATTGGCGGCTTTGGTCAAAATCTTGTTGAGGTTAGCCTCTGCCGAAGACAGCTCCTTCCCGACCATGACGATGTGCTTGCCGGCCTCAATCGCGGCGTTCTGCACAATCTGGGCGGCCTTGATATGAACCTGGACCTCGGAAGCCAGTCCGATTCCTTTCTGCCCCGATGGGATCTCGAGGGCGATCTTGGTCTGCCCATGCAGATCCGTCAGTAGTTTCTTCACCTTGAGCAGCAGGTCGATGGCCTTATCAAAGCCAACCGTCTCGACCTGCAATTCGGAGGTCATCTTCAGACCCGGGACGGGCTTCTCATTCTCAGCCATCTTGGACTCCGGAGGGAACCTATTACTTGAACAGGTTCCGGAACATTAACTGGGCCTCGGCCTGGGTCTTTGGGATATTGGCTTCCGACCCACTCTTGGTTTCAGAGGCCTTCCCCCCTCCTAACGCTTGTGAGAGTAGGACAGCCAGGGTTTCGTATTGCTGAAGGTGTTCAATATGACGTTCTCCCACCTTCAGCCGTAGGGTCATTGTAATGTCTCGATGCGAGTTCGACCAGAAAAGTTGTTCCAGCCGGGAGGGAACGACCTGGAAGGCCCAGCAGGTCAACTCCTCGAAGCTCAGCCCTTCGATCCACCCGTTGTAGACACTGAGCCCGCCTTCTGTTCTGCCAGAACCTTGTACCGGGCTTCCAGCCCCTTGGCGTTCTCCAGCGTCAGGACGAAAAAATCAATGATGTGCTCCGAAACCCACGCCAGCAGGTCGGCGATGATCTGCGGGGAGAGCTGGATATCATCCACGTCCTGCGGGTGGAACTGCTTGGTGGCGGCATCCTAGGTACCCAGCAGGTGGGACCTCACGGTGCCCTGCAGCATGGGGTCGAGGTAAACGGCCGGGCGGTTATCCGGCTCACCGACGATGGTGGACAGACGGTTCAGGAGGCCGTAGGACATGAAGATCACACGGCCGGTGGGGAGGCGGAAATCGGGGCTCAGGGGGGTGGTCATGGGGCGTCATCCAGAAATGAGAAAGCCCTGTCAGTCTACACTGACAGGGCTTTGAGGTGCAAACCGAACCGGCTTACTTCGGTGTCAGCAACATCGAGGAGGTGTTGCCGAACTCGGCAAAGGCCGCGTAGTGCTCATCGCTCGACAGCAGGTCGTAAACGGTCAATTCCAGGGGCATGTTCTGGAAGTCATTCGAGTTGAACGCCAGGTTGAAGCCCTTGGTTACCTTGACTTTCGGCAGCAGAATCACCACCTCGGAGCAGTCAGCCAGGGTACCCACGATCTTGGCGGCAACGAAGGTATCGTTGCAGGACGACGTCGGACTCAGCGGAATCACGTTCATCTTGGCAACCGTGGCCCCTTGAGCGGGGGCACTGGGCAACGCCGCAACAGTAAGGGTGTTGGAGGCCACATTGGTGACCTTCCGAACAAATATCTGATCGTTCGTCCCGGTCTGGATCTTGACATAGTCACCAACGGTGATCCCGGTTGCAGAAAGAACGGGGATGCTGGTAGTGGTAGCTCCGGAGGCTACGGTCGTACTGGCGGTGACTTCCGCAGCAGCCGAGAAGCCTTCCATGCCTAAGGCATAGGTCAGGTTCTTGCCGGTGTATTCATAGGCTTCCATCGTCGCCATGACCTTGTTGCCGGTCTTGACAGAAAACACGACCTGGTTCTGGACGCCTTGCGTCAGCTCGGTATAGCTCTGGTCAACCGTCAGGTTGAAGTTCTTGACGAGACCAATGGAATGGGTGGACGGGGCAAAGTCGAACAGGTCAACCGGGTCACCCAGCATCACCGTCGCGGTACCCAGCATAAGGGCAGTGGTTTTAGCTTCACCAGCCATGACTGTTCTCCGAAGTTGTGGCAGAAGGATTCTGGTGCCTCAATCATACTTGTGCTAGAGTCAAGAGGCAAATCTTTTGAGTCTTGTAAAGCTATGGCCAAGCCAGTTCTTGCTCCCACCACCATTCGCCTGCCTGAAGGCCTTATGGAAAAGATCGACGCCCGTGCTGTTTACTTCAAGCGGAGCCGGGCGCAGGAAATCCACTTCCTGTTGGAAACCTTCTTCAAAGGGGAGAGATGCTCTTCAACTCCTGCATCTCCAGAGACTTCAACCGAACAATGATGAACCGGGCCGGGCGGACGCCGCCGGTTACCGGCATCAGTCGGGTTCCGTTCAAGATCGACATCAGGTTGGAGCGAACTCCAGTCTCGGCGTCGAGGTAGGGCAAGACGCTGGTTGGCTTCAACTCCTCGAACAGGTATCCCATCAGCTTCTTCAGGCGCATGCCGTTGGTGTCATCATAGGTAGTGATGCCGATCAGGCATTCCACTTCCAGGGTATGCTCATCCGCCGTGATAGACAGGTTGGAAATACCGATCAGATCCTCGGCGGGAAGCTCGTTTTCGTCCTGGACGGTGTCAAAGTCCCAGGGGGACAGGCTCTGGGGGGTAACCCCCTGGATCTCCACGTTTTCTCCAAACCGCTTGCAGAAGTTGAGCAGGCTGGCGGAGATGTTCTCCAGGATGTTGGTGGCCATGATAGTCTCGGTTACCTGCGGGGTTTCTGATAGGTATCCCGTATTGCTTGCGGGATTACCACGGAACGATACCAGCCCAGGTATGGGGCCAGCAAGGGGCGGTAGACACGACCCCTATTGGTCAGTTTCTGGAGGGTATCTGAGTCCTCGGAGAACAATAGCTTTTCTGGATGCGGGGCCTTGCCCTGAAAGGCTTCAGGAATCACCAGGTGGACTTGCCATCCCGTGGTAATTTCCATCTTGGTGGCGAATTCGCCAAGGGCATTACGGATGACCTTTTGGGCCCTGAAGGCTCCAGGAACACCCTTGACCTTGTGCATGGTCTCCCACTCGGTTGCCCTGGAGACCAGTACCTGTTCGGGTTGGAAGTGCGGCAGGTGCTCCGGGTGTAGCAGCTCAAGGGTCAAACGCCCGCTGTATCGGAAGAAGCTCGGGGTCGGAAGGCCCTTCTCCTTCTTCCGTTCCAGGTATTTCGGCTTGAGCTGTTGTTCCGGGGAATACACAGGCAGCTTAAAACCCTTCAGTTCCGGGTTAGGTTTCACGGTGGCGCCTGTTCCGATCTTGTTGGTCAGAATCATTTTGACAACGTGCGAAAACATCCTCCGGGCTTCCCGGTTCAGTTCATCCGCCAGTTTTTGTTTCCTCTCCCGGGAGTTCATCGCGGTGGGGGATAGCTCGTCTACCTTGAGCGCGGTCTGAAGCACCAGGGCGTTATGGATACGTGCTATCTCAGCCTCGAAAGCCCTCCGGATGTCGTCTGACGTCTGTCGCTTCGCCACCTTAGGTCTCCGCGATCAGGACGCCCTGCTCGGTATAGACTCGCTGGATCTTCCTGCCATCAAGAAGATCACCAGCTTGTACCGTGGCGCCGCAAACATAGCGAATGACTTCCCGTTCGAAGCCTCCCTTCATCTCCCCAGAGAAACCACGGGTGATCTTTCGGACCCAGATGTTGGACAGGAATGTCGTTCCGATATCCACCAGCAGCCCCGTTACGGGGTCGGTAACCTTGGCGCTCTGGATCTTCCACAGAACCTGGTCGGGGAGCGGGATCAGCCGAAAGACCCTGAGACCTTCAGAGACGCTATGAGGACTGAGGACATAGTGGGCCATGCCTTGGATGACGTGGTCTCCGGCTTCGGCAACGCTTTCGGCCGGCACTCTCAGGAGGCGGACAACTTCCTCAAAGGCCGTAATCTGCTTCTCAGGGTCATAGACCTCCCCAAGGAAGCAGGCGCTCACGCGGGTGACGTTGACCCAACGCTGTTGAAACCTGGTGAGAGCCTGGGATCGCATATCAAGCTCCCGTGACAGGATCGGTGCGGGTTCCGACCAGGAATCGGGTCGGGTTGGTGACCAGGGTGGGGTCCGGGGCCGTCAGTTGATTGATCAGGTCATCCAGCTTGGCCTCCAGCTCCCCCACCAGTTCCTTCGGATCGAACTTGGTTGCCCGGGCGAACTCAGAATCCGCGGATACCGTACGCTGGGCGTACCTGGCTACCAGGCTGGTTGCCAGCAGGATCGCCGCCATGATGGCAATGGCGTCATTCGCCCGCAAGGTGGCGACGGTACCAGCCTGGAGGAGGGTGGCCAGGCCTGGTACCCAAGTCTGAAGCTCGTAGTAGGCCTGGTAGAGATCGACCTCCTGGTCCTCCAGCTCCTCGGGCAGCATCCCTAGATGCTTCCGGACGTCACCCTCGGTTACGGAGAACGTCAGGAACGGGGTCAACCGATAGGCTCGCTGCTGACTGTACGGGCGACCCTCGTGGAGGTACTTGAGGATCACATAGCGGGCTTCCAGCCCCCCCGGGGTTGCCGGCGAGTTCACCAGACCGGGGATGTTCAGTTCCAACTGGGTGGAAAGGACAGTCTGGGGCTGGTCGATGTACGGGGCGACACCGGCGCCGGCGTTGTCCCGGATGGTCAGGTAGACACTGCCGGCGTCGGGTACAACCGGAACACCCTCGATGAGGAACTCAGCCTTATAGGTCAGGTCGGAACCCGAAAGTACCCAGTTCTGCATGAGCCATTACTCCTTGGGGGAGGACTTCTTCGGAGCCTTCTTGGCAACAGGCTCAGCCGGTGCTTCTTCAGCCGGCTTGAAGGATTCCAGAGCCTTGTCCAGGTCCTTATTGGACGACAGCCAGGCTTGTGCCCAGGCATGATCGGAGAAGGGAGGATCTTCGAGCAAGACCTCGATACGGCCGCTGGTGATCCAGGAGGACACCGCGGGGGTTACCTTGAGGACAGTCGGTCGGAAGGGGTCGACACATTGGCCGCTGGTGAAGAGGACAGTCTTCCCCACGAGTTTGGCGAGTATGGTCTGCATGGGGCTAAGCTCCGGAAATGACAATGGGACCTTTCGGTCCCATTGTCGCCTGCTACCCCGTCGGGGTCAAGGCTTACGCCTTGGCCTTGACGTAGAAGCGGGTGTCCGGGAAGGACAGCTTGTAGCCGGTGTTCTCGCTGCGGACGTAGGTCACGACCTGGGTCGTGATGCTGCGTTCGGATTCAGCGATGATCGAGCCAGCCTCGACCAGCTCTTCCAGCGTCTCGGACTTCACGAAGGCCACGAAGTAGCCATCGGGGATCGTCGAAGACAGGACCACGTTGATGGCTCCGTTCATCACCGGAAGGTTGATGCTCGGGGCGCCGGCAGCGGCCAGGTTCTGGATGTCGGAGGCGGTGCCGATGTTCGTCTGGGCGAACATGAACATCATCTCGACGTACAGGTCGAAGTTACAGGCGATCGTGTCGATCGGGTAACCCGCCTTCCACTGAGACATGATGAACTTGGCCAGGGCACGGTAGTTATCCTTCAACGTCTTGCCGCCCGCGAAATCGGCACCGTAGGTAGCCAGGTCGGCGGCGGTGGCACCAGGGTTCACGCCATCGCCGGCGATCAGCACGGCGGTGGCGGCGGCAACCTTGCTGATTTCCAGACGACGGGCCACACGGGCCGCGAAGGGGGTGATGATGTCCAGGCTGGCGCGACGGTTGAATTCGTAGGTGAACTCATAGCCGGAACCATGCTTGTACATACGAACCGAGTTCTGGCTGGTGCGAACAGCGCGAACCGGGATCTTGCCGCCTTCAGCGATCGTGAAGGTGCCGTCTTCACCAGCGTTGTCTTCGATCACGGTGGAGATCATTTCCACGCCGTTGATGGTACGAGACTGCGAGATCAGGGCAGCGGTGTTCTCGATCTGGTCCATGCGGCCGAGCTGCTTCAGCATGTCGTCCAGCACTTCCGGGAACATGGCGCGGGTACCCGCGTAGGTCGCGAAGGTGTCGGAGGCGGCCTGCAGCACCACGCCCTGTTCGAAGTCATTACCGAACGGCAGGTTCAGGTGGCTCAGGGCGGCTTCGTAGCCGTTCAGGCCGGCGATCTGGTTGGCTTCGGCATGCTTACCGGAGCGGACGTCGACAGCCAGGGTCAGGTAGTCGCGGACGCTCAGGCCGGCGTCTCGGGCCATCTGCACCAGCTTCTTGCCATTCTCGGCCGATTCGTGGTTGGAGCTGGCCAGCAGGCCACCGACCACTTCCTCGACCGGCTTGCGGTGTTGGGCGATATCAGTCAAACGGGTCATGTTGGCAGCTCCTTACAGGAAGAGGACGACGGCGGTGCCGGCGGCCGGGATTTCGCAAACGCGGTTGCGGGAGTCGGTGCCAGCCTTGACGGAACCCGCCGTGGCCGAGCCGACAACGGAATTACCGATGGCGATGACACCCGTGGTGTTCATCAGGAAGCCGCCGCGGGTTTCCACAGCCCCCACCAAGATACCTTCAACGCCCCGATCCTCGACGCTATACAAGCGGCCCAGGATCAGGTCGCCGTCAGCCGCGATCTTGACGGTGTTGGCCGAACCGGCCTTCAGGGAAACCGGCTTGCCGATATCAGCGGCCACGATGCCAGTGTCCAGGACGAAAGTGTAGCGCGAGTCAGGTTGAGTTTGACCACGAAGGGTCACACCTGCACCGATAATAGCCATGGTTGTGGCCCTCCGTTAACGCTTGGTTTTGAACGCGGAACCACGCTTGGTCGGCTGTTCAGCCAGACCCTGCGCGGCGGCCCGCAGGTTATCGACCCCATCCAGCGGGATCTTGAACGGGTGAGCCACCGGGGTCGGAGCAGCAACCTGGGAAGCTTTCAGTTCTTCGATCCGGCCGGAGAGGCCGTTGATTTCTTCAGCCTTGTCGGCGAGGCTGACAATGGCGTCGACCTTGTCACCAAACTTGGCGGTGACCTCGGCGGAAGCTTTCAGCGAGGTCAGCTCCTCGGCCTGGGCGGTGATGGTGGCCTGGGCGGCGGTCAGGGCGGAAGCCTGTTCCTCCACCTTTGCGGTCAGGGCGGCGAGGCCGGCCTTCAGCTCTTCGATCTCTTTCATGTCGACCTCTTCCCCGAGTGTGGGGGATGCGAAAAGTGCTACTCGCTCAGGATTGTAACCGTCGGCGGCCAGGACTTCAAATTGACTTGCGAGCAACCGCTTGCGTTCCGCCAGCACCTTGGCTCCGGTGGAGGCCCCCTTGGACACCAGGGAGAGTTCCATCAGCTTCTTGAGCCCGGAAAGCTTCAGGTGGAAGTTCCCCTTGCCCAGCATGTGTCCTTCAGGGCAACAACGGTCCCAAAGAGCGTCTTCATCGGAAAGGTAGTCGAAGTTACACTCGGAGCAGAGCAGCTTCTCGGCCATCATGCCGATTGAAACTTCCTCGATCACACCATTGTCGACCTTGGAGGCGAGGGTCTTGCCTTCCTCGGTCCCCTCATCGAGGTAGAACAGGGTGTGGAGCTGATCAGCCTGGTCCATCGGGTCCTTGGAGACACCGGCCTGGAACAGGCGGCCGACCGGCAGGCCTCCCCAGGGTTGGTCATGGACGAGGTGGAGGGGGACAAATTCCCCGGTATTGATCTTGTCCGCCGCGGCTTCCATCAGGTCACGCTCGACCGTGGCGCCGGAGTAGAGGCCTCGCTGGACAATCGGCCGGCTGGTGACCGCAATGGCTTCATAGACGGCCAGGTTGTCGAACTTGACATCGCCGCCGACCGACTTCTTGATAGCCGTCTTGAGTTCGTCGGTGATCGGAATACGCTTGGCCATCGCAGGCTACCTCGTTATGTTGCATGAATCGTACAGAGAAAGTCTTGACACCGTCAAGTCCCGCCTTACTTCTTGCCAACGCCATTGCTCTTGGCGGCATTGGACGCCTCCTTGGAGCTGACGCTACGGCCCAGCGGATCGGAGTTTGGCGTGACGGTCTCGGCGCCACCGGTGCCCTGAGCGTCCATGAAACCGGTTCCGGACAGGATCGGGGCGGAGTCCGGGCGGATACGGCCATACATCTCCAGGTGGTAGGTATCATCGTCGATGATGCCCAGCGACAGGTCCTTCTTGAGGCGGTCAGCCTTCAGGACACGTTGGGGTTCCAGTTCGAGGTCGGGCCGTAATTCGACGGGACGGAAGCGGACCTTGACGTAGGACTGGGAGCCTGTCATCCGCAACACCATGGTGAAGATCCGGGACAGGATCTCGGCGATGGGTTGGTTCAGCTCCTGGGCGGTCATCGAGAAGATGCGGGCTTCGACCGAGGCGGTATTCACCCCGGACTCTCCGCGACCCAGGATGGTGGAGACGGCGCGGAGACCGGCCTGGTTCTGGGCGTTGAGCGTCTTGATGATCGGGTCGATGTTCAGGCTCATCCCGGCCTTGCTCTCGTTCATCATCTTCGGCGCGATGGAGTCGGTGTGGACGAAAGGTTGGTCTGGCCGCAGGGTTCCGATCGCCGAGGTAATCTGGTTCAACTGCTGGGTAACATAGACCTGGATCTTGTCCGGGTCAGCCCGGATGCCCGGGGGAGCGTGTTTGACCAGGATGTCTTCGAGGACCGTGATCTCCATGCGGGGGTAGCCGGTGACCTGCATGATCCGGTACAGGTCATTGATGACCTGCTGACGGGCCGCGATGGTGTTGATCGCCGAGACGAAGGGACTGTTCGGATATAGGGTCGTTGGATCCTGCCGGAAGTACGACACGAAGAACGTCGGGACATTCAGGTCGATCTCGGTGCCAGAGATGCTCTGGACCGGAGTGCGGGCACCGTTGGTACGCTCGTACCACTCCAGGGTAACAGGATCAACCTGGCGGATCTCGTTGAAGATCCCTTCCTTGGTGATCACGGCTTCAGCCGCCAGCATGCCTCGGAGCAGGAGCATATAACGCATGGACTCGGCCAGGGAGCTGAGCGAATGCCGGAACTCGAAGCCCTTGCTGTAGTCATACCTTTCGGTGAGCGTCATCAGGATCTGGTTCAGGGTCAACATCCCCGGTCGGTCGATCTGATCGTTGACGTCGTAGACGACGATGACGGGGTCGGTATTGGCCGTGGTCAGGAAGGCGTTGGTTGCCGCCGAGGCGTCCGGGTCCTGGACCATCAACAGCTTGATCAGGTCGCGGGCATCTGAAGCCTGTCGGGTGTCAAACAGGTCGGAGAGGTGGTCGCGGTAGGCGGGCGACGTCAGGAC